TAACCCTAGCCACTACCGTCTTCCTGTTACCTCTAAGGCTGTTGCTGAAGCAGTAAGAATTGGGAACCGTGGGCCTCAGGGTCCAAGTGGGCAGATGTCTGGGAACTTAGGGGCAACTGGTGCTACTGGTGCTACTGGAGCAACTGGTGCTACTGGCACTACAGGCCCAACTGCCCCACGGGTTTCCACTGGTGGCGGGCCACCTAGAAAGCCAGGCATGGCACCAGGAGACACCACCGCTAAGGGCGGTGTCAACTACACATGGGACGGAACCAAATGGGTTTCTTCAGGCAAGGGTTCGTTTGAAAAGACTGAAGCGACGTTCCGCAGGATGTTCCCATCACAAGCATGGTTGCTTGATTTGGATCGTGGCAAATACCCGAAACTGTTTGAACTTATTCGCCGTGCTGTTGATGGTCGGATGTATGAAACATCACAAGGACTTGAGCGTTTTGCTGCTGAACTAAAGAACACTGACTTTTACACAGAACTTTCTACCACCGACAAGGTACGCCAAATCAAGGCTGTCACCGGTGACCTTGGGTTTGAAGGGTCAAACTTCAACAAGTTCCTCACCACCTCGATGAACATGGGCTGGGAAGGCGACACTCTCAAGGCTGAAACCTACAAGGAAGTTTTCCGCAAGGACGACCAAGGTAACTATATCAACACGACAGCGGTACAACGCGCCAAGAAGTCAAACGATTACCTGAAGGTTGCCAACGTCGGCAAGGCTTTCTTCAATACCATTTCGGATTCCACCATTGAAAGTCGTCTGACCGGTGCATTGAACGACGATGATATCCAGCGTCAACAGCGTGAACTGGCAAAAAGCAAGTACGCCCATTTGGGGAATCTGATTGACCAAGGCTTTACCCTCGCTGATCTTTCATCAGGGTTCAAACAACAAGCTGCCCAACTTCTTGAAAAAGACGAGAACGCTATCGACATGAGCCAAGCAGATTTTGAAGCCGCCTACAACTACGGCGAACCAGGTCAGAAACGAATGATGACCAACGGTGAGTGGGAAATCATGCTTCGTAGCAACGCCAAGTTTGGTTGGGACAAAACCAACAACGCTAAGGCTGAGGCTCGACAACTTGCCACCACTATCAGCCAAGCCTTCGGGAGAGTTATCTAATGGAAGACCAGTCAGCATTTGACATTATTATTAGCACCTTAAAGTATTACGGTTTACTTAAGGACGGCGACACCGCACTTTTTGACACAATCAAAACGGCGTGGACAGGGAAAGTCATTGGGCCTAATAGCACTGTTGATGACATCGGTATCCAACTTCGTGATGACCCAACATTTCAGGCTCGTTTCCCTGCAAACCAAACACTTAAAGCCGAAGGCAAACCACAGTATTCCGTGAGCAGGTACCTGCAACTTGAAGGTGATTTCAAAGCAGCATTGCAAGAGTCTGGCTTGCCCGCAGGTTTTTATGATGACCCTTCAGACTTCCAAGCATGGATCGCTGGCGGGACTTCCGTCAACGAAGTAAGAGATCGCGCACAACTTGGCTATCAGGCTGTTCGACAGTCCAACCCTCAAGTCATCGCAGAGTTCAAGCGTATCTACGGTGTGTCCGAAGGTGAACTAGCTGCGTACTTTATTGATCCTGATCGTATGCGCCCGACCTTTGATCGTTATGAAGCAGAGCGTCAAGCCCGTTCAGCCCAGATCGCAGCGCAAGCCACAACCCAAGCAGGCTTCACCCTCGGTCAGCAACAGGCTGAAGAACTAGCCCGTGCCGGTGTCACACAAGAACAAGCACAAGCAGGCTTTACCGCTTTAGGCGACACACAAGAACTGTTCCAAACGTCGCTCGCAGGCGAACAGCAAATCACACAGCAAGAACAAATTGCAGGCACCTTCAACACGAACGCTGAAGCCCGCCAAAAAATTGCAGCTCGCAGGCGTGGACGACAAGCAGCGTTTGAATCTGGCGGTGGCTTTGCCACAGGTCAAACAGGTGTCGCAGGTCTTTCTACAGTAGGGCAGTAGCGTAAAGAAAATACCTGTGTTACTGTAAGTCTGATCCCGATGGGAAGACACATAGGTAACCCCCCGTGCCTATGTCGTAAATAGGGGTGTAACAATTTAACGCAGCCACCACAACCCTCCAGTGTGGTGTGGGCAGAAACAGGAGTGTGCCAAATGTCAGAGATCGACTACGAAGATTACTCGGACGACGACCAGCAAGAACCACGCAAGGATCCAGTCCGAGCAAGGCTCAAGCAGTTGGAAAAGCAGAACGCAGAACTAAGCCGGTTGGTTGAACAAGCCAACTCAGCACAGCGGGAACTGACTTTTACTAAGGCAGGGATCAACCCTGACGAACCAAGGTTTAAGTATTTCCTTAAGGGCTACGACGGTGAACTTACTGTGGATGCAATCCGACAGGCCGCAGAAGAAGCACAATTGCTTACACCCCAGAACCCAGTCAATGACTCGGATAAGGCAGCATGGCAGCAGTCCAACAGGATTGCAGCTGGAGCCGAATCAGGATCAGATGGGCCTTCATGGATGAAGCGAATCGCAGACGCTGGTTCCGAGGAAGAATTGATGGCGGTTTTCGCTGAGGCGCAAGCCCAAGGCATTGACCTTGGATCAATTTAACCCCTCTACCTATTAAGGAAAAAACCAAATGGCTGACTATTACGCAGCAGAAATCGGCACCGCCAACCTCTCGGTTGATCAGATTGCCTTTGAAAAGATGGCATATTTTGCCCTCCGTCCAGAGATGTACTTTGACCAGTTCGCAGATGTTCAAGCAACAAATGCAACGAACCCTGGTTCATCTATCAAGTTCACCGTCTTCGCTGACCTTGCAGCAGCTACTACTCCTCTTGGCGAAGCCGAGGATGTAACTCCTGTTTCAATGTCTGACAGCCAGGTCACCGTTACTCTTGAGGAGTATGGTAACGCCACTGTCACCACAGCGAAGTTGCGCGCATCTTCGTTCATGCCTGTTGACCCAGTTGCAGCTCAGGCTGTTGGTTACAACGCTGGTTTGTCAATTGACACCATCGCTCGTAATGTTGTTCAGGCTGGCGACAATGTGATTTACGCAACCGGCGGTGCTGTCGCTCCGTCAAGCCGTACAACGGTTAACGCAGATGACACCCTTGCAGCTAACGATGTCCGTCGAGTCGTCGCTCAGTTGCGTGGTGCAAATGTGCCAACCATCAACGGTTCATATGTTGGCTTCATCCACCCCGACGTGTCTTACGACTTCCGTTCGGCAACCGATGCAGCAGCATGGCGTACCCCAGCGAACTATGTAAATCCTGAAGGCATTTACAACGGTGAAATCGGAATGTTTGAAGGCGTTCGCTTCATGGAGTCCTCACGCGCTCCATTGTTTGCTAACGCATCCAACAACAGCGGTTCTGCTGGAACCATCGACGTGTACGGCACATTGATCATGGGTCGCCAGGCTCTCGCTAAGGGTGTTTCCCTTGGTGGCGAGTACGGCGCACAGCCAACGATCGTGTACGGCACAGTGACCGACCTCCTCAAGCGTTTCCGCCCTGTGGGTTGGAAGCACTTCGTGGGTTACGGTGTGTTCCGTCAGGAAGCCCTCCGTCGTATCGAGTCGGCTTCGTCCATCGGCACCAACGCCTAATAATTTCCGACAAGGAATTAGCAGAAACCCCTCGTCTTCGGACGGGGGGTTTTTGTTTGTGTTACGATAAATACACCTACCCGATTTGGAGGAAAAGATATGGCCGCTAAGAAGGCTCCCGCAAAGAAGATGGCGGCTCCTAAAGCTGCTCCTAAGAAGACAGGGAAGACTGCTGATTCCAGCAAGTTGACTGCATCGCAAAAGAAGAACCTTGCAGCAAGCGCAAAGATGCGTACTGACGCTGCTGGTCGTTCAGGCATGGGCGAGACAGCAACATCCAATGTTCGGTTTAAGAAAGGCAGTCCAGTTTCTTCTGCGAATCTGTCTGCCAATGCAGCAGGCATGAAGGCTGCTAAAACAGCCAAAGACCCTAAGAACTCATACCGTGAATATCAGGCTGCTTACATAAAGAGCATGGCTGGAGCAGGTAAATATGCTTTTGACACTGCTCCTAAACAGCGTTTCGCAGCATCAGAGCGAGCCAAAGCAGAAGCCGCCGCAAAGAAAAAGAAAAAGAAGTAATTAGTTTTTAACTGATCCTTTCAAGCAAAGCCCCTCGCTTCGGTGGGGGGCTTTTGCTATTCTCAACACATGGCAACATTCAGTCCCCCAACAGACAACCTTGTGGCATGGGCCGACCGGTACGAAACAGGGATCTTTGCGGCGCTACGACCTGGGCGACGTGGACGCAATGTGTTCAAAAAGACAGACGGATCATTCACTGAGAACCAACCGTGGGATCCAGCCGAGATTGCTATCACCTACCACGGTGGTCATGTCCATACTTTGACGGCACAGGAAGAAGCAGACCTTAGGGACGCTGGCTATGGAGATTACATAACGCCATGAAACACAGAGAGACACATCCAGGCTTGGATGTTGAGGGGTGCTTTGGATGTCGAGTTGCAGGTGTCAGTTTTGGTGCCAACGAATCAACGACCCGTGGGGCGCAAGTGAAAGCGATTAACCAGCGGGAGAAAGGTTGGAATCGTGATATGCCTGCGTATAAGCGTTTGCGTGATCAGGGTTTGCAACCACGGCAGATTGATGGAGCTGCCTTGTTGGAATCTTCTGCTACAGAGAAATGGCAGATTGAAGGCACAACTGTTGCTGAGGCTAAGCCGGTCAGTTCAGAGTCGTGAACTACCAGTCTTGGCGGGGGTGTGAAGACCCGAAGTTTGGCTATGGTTCAATGCTTGAAGGGTTTGTCACGTCGCTTCCTAAGACGGTGAGCCTTGATCCGTTGGCTTCGACTGATGTCTATATGGGTACCCCTGATGGGGCGGGGGGCTGGCATGAAGGTCAGCACCGTGCGTGTTTCACAATGTGGGAGACGGATACTTTGCCTGAGTATTTTCTGCGTTGGCTGCCGAAGTATGACCAGATCATTGTGCCGTGTGAACATAACCGTGAATTGTTTTCACGCCACCATGACAATGTGAGTGTTGTCCCGTTAGGTGTTGACCATCGGTTTTGGCGACCGATAGAGGTGGAACAGTCAGAGACTTTTCGGTTTCATGCTGGCGGATCGTTGTGGTTCCGTAAAGGTTTAGACATTGTGGTCAAAGCGTTCACTGCGTTGGGGTTGCCTAACAGTGAGTTGCATATCAAGGCAGCTCCTCATGCCCGTGATACGCCTGACCGGTTCCCACCGAATGTGGTTATGCACCGTAATTGGATGACGATGGATACCCAACGGGAATGGTTTAACAAGGCTGATTGTTTTATTGCTGTGTCCCGTGGCGAAGGGTTCGGTCTGATGCCTTTGCAAGCCATAGCGTCAGGTATTCCTACAATCCTCTCAGACAGCACAGGACAGTCCCAGTTCGCTCATTTAGCCTTTGGGGTAGTTCCGTGTGGCAAATCCAAAGCAGAGTCTGTAGGGCTGTGGGATGAACCAAATCAGGCCGTCCTTGAAGAACTGATGGTCGAGGCGTACAACAACCGAGAAGCAAACCGTATCCGTGCCGCCAGTCAAATCTCGGCAACCAAAACATTCTCATGGGCTAACGCCACCAAGAAACTCATAGCCACCCTGCCCACCGGTGAACTACTAGACAACCCGACCCACATCCCAGCAACCGTGATAATCCCCATGCAGGTACGTCGCAAAGTCAACGCCACCATCGGCAACAAACATTGGCTGATGACACCAGGTGAAACCTACGAAGTCCCCGAAGATGTCCATCGAGTCCTTACCGAATCAGGGGCTGCGGTTTAGTGTAAGATACCCCTGTTATGGCGCAACCAGCAGATCAAGATCTCATCATTACCCGTGGCGACACCGAAACGATTGTTGCCACCATCCAAGATAGCAACGGCACAGCCATCAACATCACGGGTCGTACCTACCGCGCACAGATCCGTTCTACGCAGGACTCCACTACAATCAAAGCCTCGTTTACTTGCACTGTTACGTCGGGGGCAAGCGGGCAGGTTACTTGCGTGTTGGCAGCTGCCGACTCAGCCACGCTTACACCAGGTTTGGCTTATTGGGATCTTGAAGAAAATGCCAGTGGGGTCATCTCGACCATTCTCGCTGGGAATGTCACGGTTCTTGCTGATGTGACGAGGTAGCGATGGCTACAACAAACATCACAATTAATCGTGGTAGTGCAAACCCTGCTAGTTACGATCTGACCGTCACCAGATCAGATGAATCTGTTGGCGTGTTGCTTGTTCCAGCAGTAACCGTTACAAATGTGACGACTGCTGTTACCGTTGTTACTACATCTAATTCAGGACCACAGGGGGCTACAGGTGCTACAGGACCAACAGGATCGCAAGGACCAACAGGTTCTACAGGAACTACGGGTTCAACTGGGCCGACTGGCTCAACTGGATCAACGGGACCCACAGGTGCGACAGGAACGACAGGCTCTACTGGCGCAACTGGATCTGTTGGTCCAACGGGACCCACTGGACCTACAGGTTCAACAGGAAATACAGGAGCAACAGGAGCGACTGGGGCTACAGGAACCACTGGTAATACTGGTGCAACGGGGGCTACTGGAGCGACAGGTTCGACGGGTGCCACTGGTAATACTGGAGCCACGGGTGCTGTCGGGGCAACAGGCCCTACAGGTCCAACGGGTGCTACAGGATCGACTGGACCAGTCGGTGCTACAGGGGCGACCGGTGCGACTGGCGACGTGGGTGCGACTGGGGCTACGGGTGTACAAGGTCCAACTGGACCAACAGGTGCTACTGGTGCGACGGGGAATACGGGTGCGACTGGTGCCACCGGTGCAACTGGTGCGACGGGTGCTGACTCAACGGTTGCTGGCCCTACAGGTCCGACTGGCGCAACTGGTTCGACTGGGTTAACAGGTCCTACTGGACCGACTGGTGCTACGGGTCCTACTGGTGTCACTGGGGCAACAGGAAGCATCGGAGCGACAGGCTCAACAGGTCCGACTGGTGCAACAGGTGCGACAGGACCAACAGGACCAACAGGGGCTAACCCAGGACTCGTATACATCAGCAGTGGCTCATTCTCTACCGCATCATCATTTGAAGTAACTGGTTTGTCTTCAACTTATTTGTATTACAAACTTGTTTTTTCAACTATCGGTTCTGTTGCTTCAGGAACACAAGCGGTTCTATACAACGGAGCCACAGCCCGAAACAGCCTGTACTACGCAGGCGTGGGCTACGCAAGTTACGACAACTCTTCTGGTGCTGCCAACTCGTCTGACAATACAGCATATTTTTGGGCTGGACAATCATCAACCGCTTATCGTGCGCAAACTGCTATGGAATTTCGTATGAAAGCAAGCGAGCAATTCACCTTCACCTTGCAAGCCTTTGAAGGAAACACTTTCCGTTCTATTCACAGTGCAGGATTTAGAAACGCAACAGACGCTTTTGACCGCATCAGATTCAACCCAAGCACAGGCACCTTTACAGGAGAATGGCGTTTATACGGATACAGGGAAGCATAATGACGAACCCACAAATAGCAACAATCCTTGATGACGGTACTTATGGTCAGCGTGAAATGACGGATGAAGAATATGCTGAACTTCTTGCTTCGGGGTGGACATTAGAAGTACCACCGAAAACTGACGCTGTAGAATAATGACCTACACAGGAGGGGTTATATGAAAATTGCTGTATATACAATCGCTAAAAACGAAGAACAATTCGTTCAACGATGGGCTGAATCTTGCAAAGAAGCCGACCATCGGTTCATCCTTGATACAGGATCAACAGACGGCACACGCCAAGCAGCTATTGACCTCGGCATAGATGTCATGTCCCGCCAGTTTGACCCGTTCCGGTTTGACCACGCCCGCAACTTCGCACTCGCCTGCCTCCCCAAAGACATAGATTTGTGTGTCTGCCTAGACATGGATGAGGTACTGACACCAGGTTGGCGTGAAGAACTGGAATACATCGGGGTCGGAGCGAACCGTGTCTCCCACAAAGTAGTTACCACCTTCAACGAAGACGGATCAGAAGGACAGTCGTTCACGATTGGTCGAGTCCACGGCAGGCATAGCCACACTTGGAAATACCCCATCCACGAAGTCCTCACCCCTGTGGATGCTGAGGCTTCCATCTACAGCGGGGGGTTCGCCATCCACCACCACCCTGACAACAGCAAACCACGCACCCAGTATTTAGAGATGCTGAAACAAGCAGCTCAGGACAACCCGAATGATGAACGCAACCAGTTTTATCTAGCCCGTGAATACTTCTTCCACGGTCAACACGCCCTAGCACAGCATCACTTTGCACGGCACCTGTCAATCTCCCAGTGGAACCCTGAACGGGCATCGTCACACCGGTACATGGCAAAGATGCGACCCGATGCTGCCGAACATCACCTGTATAAAGCAGTCGCTGAAGATCCGACACGACGTGAAAACTGGGTGGCACTAGCCACCTTGTACTACGACCGTGCCGATTGGATTCGTTGCGCGTCAGCGTGTGAAATGGCGTTAGCAGTCACAGAAAGACCCACCGATTATTTCTGTGAGGCTGAAGCATGGAACTGGTACCCGTATGATCTGGCAGCTATTTCCAACTACCACCTTGGGGACATGGATAAAGCGTGGGAGTACGGTGTCGAGGCTGTGTTTCGTAACCCTCAGGATCAAAGGCTTCAGGCGAACCTCCAATGGTATCGGCTATGATACGGCTGTCCCGTATTTAAGGAGCAACAATGCCAAAGGTCGGAAAAAAAGAATTCCCATACAACGCTAAGGGAATGGCTATGGCGAAGGCTGAAGCCAAAGAAAAAGGCATGAAGATGAGCAACGCTAAGAAGGCTCCAGTGCGTAAGGCCAAGGCTAAGAAGAAATAGTGGCAACACTAGGAACGGTTATTGACCGTACTGTACGACAGTTGTTGTCAGGGACGGTAGAGGAACGCAACAAACTAGCTGCGTCTGTCTCTGCGACCGCCACAACAGTCAGCGTCCAATACGACATGAAAGGCATCCGAGAAGGTGTCGTCATCCAAGTTGACGCTGAACTCATGTATGTATGGGAAATCGCTGTCGGTAGCAAATCAGCCACTGTCGAGCGTGGCTGGAACGGAACCACAGCGGTAGCCCACGCCACTAACAGCATCGTGGTTGTAGATCCGAAGTTCCCCCGCAACCAAATCGTTGAGGCAATCAATGCCGAATTGGACGACCTTTCATCCCCGATGAACGGTTTGTTCCAAGTCAAAACTATGGACATTGACTACAACGGTTCGTGGACAATGCTCAACATCCCAACCACCGACACAATCATTGACTTGATCTCAGTATCTAGCCGGTATTTAACAACTGAATACCAACAGATCCGCCGTGTACGCCTCATCCGTGACCTGCCAAACGATGACTTCAACTCAGGGTATGCCCTTAAGTTTGACGAAGATGTTTCAACCAGTCGAATCCATATCGTCTACAAAACCCCGTTCACGAATGTGTCTACCGAATCGCACAACATTCAAAACATGACAGGGTTGCCATCTTCTTGTGAAGATATCCTGATCATTGGCGCACAGATCCGTTTGGTTAACCCACGAGAAGTGAAACGGAACTTCACCGAATCACAGGGGGATACCCGTCGTGCTGAGGAAGTCACAGCCGGTGCAGTGTCAGGATCTATTACGAACCTTCTCCGTATGCGCCGTGACCGCATCACCTCTGAAGCTGCAAAACTGCAACGCCAATACCCCACCATCCTTTCAAGGATTTAACCGATGTCGGTGACTACCTTCACCTTGCCGTATGCAGGGACACCGCCGTACTTCTCAGGCACCTCGACATCTTCGCTGGTCCCGAACATTTTCCCTGTTGCTATTGACGGTCGCCCCTACATGATTGATCAACGCTCAGGAAAGTTCCAGCGCGGTTATGAACAGCGTGTCCGTGATTCAACGGACGATTCCACAACTCCTGGTGAGGCAGCTATTAACCCTGGTGGTTTGTGGCGACGTGGACAGGACTCTTGGCATTTTGGTTCGGGTCAACAGTATTCCGACACAGCCGAATCCAAGGACTATATGTTCTACAAATCCAAAGGTATTAACCCTTGGATCAAAGGTCAGTTGTCTTTGCTTAACGCAACCAGACTCCCGTCGTCATCTGCCATGACAGGGACAAACCTAAAAATGATCGAGGTCAATGGTTATGTTTATGTGGCTGACGGTCAAACATTAAAGTACAGCACCAACCCATACGCCGCTACTCCTACTTGGACTTCAGTAACTACTGGTGCGCCCACCGCAGCCATTAACGACATCATTACTGACGGAAAACAAATCTATGTTGCATACGCCAACGAGGGTGTGTTGATGACAACTATTGGTGGGGCAAGTCTGTCTGATCATTACGCCACATCAGGCGGTACATACAACTACATAAAGTTAGGCTTCGCTAAAGGCTTCGTGCTTGGTGTCCACAACGACACTGCCAATACTCATGTGCATATCATTCCTTATGCTGCCAGCACTTCTCATGGAACAGCAACAGCAACTTTGCGTGACCCCAACTTTGTTTGCACAGGGATTGTTGGCGGGCAAAACGCTATCTATGTAGCGGGATACTCAAACGATGCAGGCATTGTCTACCGTTTAGGTATCAAAACAGACGGCACAGTAGATGTCGCTATCGTTGCTTTAGAACTGCCAACAGGGGAATACCCAACAGCGTTACATGGTTATCTTGGTTTCGTTATTATCGGAACAAATAAAGGTGTCCGATTCTGTTCAACAGATTCTCAAGGGAACCTTATCGCCGGTTCGCTCATCCCCACCACAGGGACGGTAAATGGCTTCACGGCAGAGGATCGTTTCGTATGGTTCGGGTACACCAACTATGACGGGACATCAGGCGGTCTTGGACGCTTAGACCTGTCAGTCTTCACCTCAGCCAACACCCCTGCTCATGCAACAGATTTGATGTACAACAGCACAGGCACAGTTCAGTCGGTTGCCACGCTTTCAGGTAAAAGACTTTTCACCATCTCTGGTGTTGGCGTGGTAGCAGAGGACTCAAGCAGTCTCGTCGCATCAGGCGAAATAGAAACAGGAACATGGCGTTGGGGTATCCCAGATCGCAAGTTCATCGCCAAAGTTGACACCCGTGCCACCCCGCTTGTCGGTACCATTACCCCGTACCTCAAGATTGACAACGGCGAATACCAGCAGTTAGCCACATGGCTTGAACAAAACGACACTGAATTCACTGTTGACGGATCAGACGCTAAAGCCATTGAAGCAGCTTTCAAGTTCACACTGACCCGTAGCACAACCACTGTCTCGACTGGGCCGACCTTGACCCGTTGGATGGCGCGAGCCTATGTCACCCCGTTCCGTTCACAAGTCTTTGTTGTTCCCATCCTGTTGCATCGGTCAGTCAAGGCTCGCAACATGGAATACTTCTACGACGTGGAAGAACACCAGTCGTTCTTTGACACCCTGATTTCATCCCCTCGTATCATCACCCTCCAAATTGGATCGTTCTCACACACTGTGATTGTTGAAGATGTGGCTTGGGATTCATCAGATGCTTACGGAACCACATGGCAATTTGACGGGACGCTTGTTGTAACCTTGCGTTCGGTAGAAAACTAGGAGAAAACAATGGCTAAGAGTCGTCGGTCATATAAGGGCGCACCCGTCAGTAACACACTCGCATCGGGTGGTCTTGCCCAAGGTGCAACAACAATCTCCCTTGCTACTGCCATGTCAGGTTGGCCGACAGGTTCAGCCCCGTTCTTTGTTGTGGTCAACCCTGGTACTGCTAACGAAGAAAAGATTTGTGTTGTCTATGCAACCACTACAACTTTGACGGTGGTTGATGAGGAAGTCACGTCGGGCTGGTCTGCTTCGGCTAACGGTCGAGGGGTGGATGACACCACGGATCGTGTACACGCAGGTGGTGCCACGATTTACCCTGTCTTCACAGCGTTGGAAGCGAACCAAGCGAACCTTCTTGTCTCTACCTATGCAAACGAAGGTGGCATTGTTTATCAAGGTGCGTCTAATCCAACCCAGTTGGCGATTGGTACTGCCGGTCAGGTGTTAAAGGTGAACAGCGGTGCGACTGCTCCTGAGTGGGGTCAAGTTTCTACCGCTGGTATCGCTGACGATGCAGTGACAGCAGCCAAGATTGCAGCTAACGCTGTTGGGGCTAGTGAAATTGCAACTGGTGCTGTCGGATCAGATGAATTGGCATCAACAAGCGTGACCCTTGCAAAGTTGGCTACGGCTGTTGCTAATGCTCTTGTCCCTGTCGGGACTATTGCTATGTACGGTGGCGCGTCTGCCCCTACAGGATGGCTTTTGTGCGATGGCACTGCCACCACCGGCTATACCGCTTTGGCTGCAATCGTGGGTGGTACAACACCTGACTTGCGCGGGCGTTTTGCCTTGGGCGACAACGCTTCTTTGACTTTGCTGGCTACAGGTGGTTCCACGACCATCGGCACTAACAACCTGCCGAGCCACAGCCATGCCAACACAGCAGTGTTGGCTTCAGGAACGGTGACGATTACGGACCCTGGTCATGTCCACACCATCAACGGTCAAGAAGCGTTATCAGGTTTGGATTTTACAGGGGCAATGATTGACAGCGACAGTCCTGGCTCTGCGTACACAGAATCAACAGCGTCAGCAGTTACTGGTATTTCAGCGACAGTCGGCACAGCCATCACGATGACCAACGCCAACACAGGCGGTGGCGAGGCTTATTACCAGCCCCATGTGGTGGTTAACTACATCATCAAGCACGACTAAATCTGCTACTATCCTCCTAGTCGCTGAAGGGGCTAACCACTAGGAGAACCCCAATGCTGTCACTGAAGATTGCCAAGGATGTAGCAAGCCGTGTAGTCGCCTTGTTCATCATGTCGAGCCTTACAATCATCACGGGTTCCAGCATCATCAACTCGGTCGGTACCGGTGTCTCGATCCCACTGTGGTATTCCGCAGCTCTTGGTGGATTCCACGCCATTGCCGACGTGCTTGTCAATCTTGCCAAGGCTTCTCTTGACGGCAAGTTGGAAGCCCACGAAGTCGATGCTGCTTTCGGCGTGAAGCGTGACTCCGAGACTCTTTAGGGTCTTACTTTTTTTAGGGGCTTGCGCCGTCCTGCTTTCTTCTTCAGCAAAGGCTGAGAACACAGCGGGAATAAACATCACTGTTTACAACAACTACGGGTACAACAACGCCCCGCCTTACCCTGGCGATAATCGCATTGTCGGCACGATGGTCGGATCACGCATCGAAAACAACTTTGATAGCGAACCGTTATTCAATATGTACGAAGACTTCGCTGTCAAGTACGAAGGCTTTATCACTGCACCGTGTACATGCCCTGTCGAGTTCATGGCGCAGGCTGATGATGGAACCAAACTTTATTTAGATGGCGAACTGATCACGGAAGATTGGTATGACAAAGGCGGTGGCGGATCTGTGTCGCAACCGGTGCAGTTCCAAGACGGGGTATCTAAAGAGATAACACTGTGGTTCTATGAGAACGGTGGTGGCGCGTGGGTGCAACTGTGGTGGATGGTTCAAAACGAGTGGGCAATTGTGCCTGACTCTGCGTTTAGTACGATGGCCGTATGGACGACTACGACGATGGCAACGACAACATCTACAACGAGCGAGCCATCGACTACATCAAGTTCGTCAACATCATCCAGCACTACGACGACACTGCCCGACCCGCCCACGACGACATCGACTTTGAGCCTGGTGACTACGACTCTGCCGAGTACGACGACCACGGTGAGTCCGTCATCCAGTACGGCATCATCTACCTCCAGTTCGATAGTGGAGACGACGACTACGATGATCCCTACGAGTACCTCTACAACCGTCTCAGAGGTGACTGTAAGCGTCCCAGAGGCTTCAAGTTCTACTTCAAGCCCATCGACAACCCAAGTGACAACTACGACGATACAGAATGGTAATACAGTTCCTGAGGTTGTGACCCCCGAACAAGCCACCGAACTCGCCACCAACCCCGAAGTCCTCGCCACCATCACCGGCGAACAAGCCACCGAAATCTTTGAAGCCCTAGTAGTAGAAGACCTCAACGAAGAAGAACTCATTGCCCTCGTAGCTGCAGTACAAGACGCACCGACCGCCGTCCGAGAATCATTTGAATCCGAAGTCAACATCTTCAGCGGAGCAGTTGACTCCTATGTCCCACTCGGATCAACCGTCCCCGTTGGCACACGTCGCACACTCGTCGTTATGACCTTGGTGACCTCAGCGATGGTCATGCCAATTAAGCGAAAGTGATAATGTAAAACCCATGCGGAAACACCTCGGCTCCATAATTAGCCTGTCATTGTGGCTAACCAGCACCGCACTCATGCTCATCACCCTCTCAGGTGAAACCCTAAGCAAAGCACTGTTCATCAGCGCAATTGCTTTTATTATCAACATCCTTGCCATCGTTGCAGGGATCGCAATGGAAGAAGAATAAAATGTCAAAGGCTTTGCCGTACAAGAAGTTGGTAGTTCCCGCTGGTCTGAAAGGCCAGATCAACGGTCGTCTTGACAAGAGTCTTCTTGTTGGTGTCAAAACCGGTGGCAAGATGTACAAGGAAGCAGCCGAAGCGTTCAACAAAATGTATGACGCAGCGATGGCAGCAGGTATCCAACTCCGCAACATCGGTGACTACCGTTCCTACGATGGACAGTTCGCAATGTTCATGGATCGCTACGAAGTAGCCAAGCCGAATGATCCGCGCCTTGGCAAGAAGAACACAGTGACCCGCAAGTTTGACGGTAAGACTTGGATTCTTAAAAAGGGCAAGGCACCATCGGCTGCACCAGATCCGACAGGTAAGTCAGGTTCTAACCACGGCTGGGGACTTGCGATTGACCTCGCTGTTGAAGGCAAGGGTGGCAACATTGTCGGCATGGCATCCGCTAAAAAAGGATTCAAGTGGATGTGCGAGAACGCACCGACGTTTGGGTTCTACCTCCAAGGGGACAACATCAAGTCACCAGAATTTGAACACTGGCACTGGCAGTGGTGTGACGGGAAGTGACACTTGTACAATCTCTTGGAATGGTGGCAGCTGTTGTTGCTTCCTGCGGTGTTATCTATCGTGGGTTTGTTCTTCCCATTTATCGGTGGGCAACTCGGCTAGATAAAGCAATTGCTTATGTCGAGATGAACATGAAGAACAACAGTGGTTCATCTATGCGTGATGCGATTGACCGTATCGAGAACCGTTTAACAACACTTGAGGATCATGTAACGAAACCTCGACGGTGATATCATCGGTCGTCTTATGACACCACAAGATCTTGAAATCATCCTGAAGTACCTCGCCAAAACAGTTGTTCCCCAAGCGGATCACGATGCTTTCTTTCTTGCTGTTGAACGGTTGCGAGCCTTGCAAATAAAGGCAATGAAGGCCGCCTAAAACCTCTACTACTATGAGGCTATGACCTCCCTGAAGAACTGGCTTACCTGCCCCAACTGTGACTACGGATGGGATATCAATGAAGGTCGTCACTGCCCGACGTGCCGTGTTGAAGGAGAACCAGATGGAGAAGAATGAGTACCCCGTTGTCTTGGTCTGTTGGGCTGATGCCCACACAGGTGAAAGTGGATGGCAAACACTAGAGACATACGAAGACGATGGAGAAGTCATTGTCGAAACAGTTGGGTTCCTTGTACCGGCTGACGAACCAGGTGGCAAGAAAGATCATGTCACCGTGTGGCAGTCATACCACGGAGGCGAAGGAATCAACCCGTTTCATATCCCTGTCGGCATGATCCGCACGATAAAAACAATTTCAGATATTTCTATTTGACTTTGATACACCCTGCCTGTATGTTTCTGTCTAACAGTTACAACAGAAGGGGAGCCACATGGCTTTACATCGTTACCGTATTGAGAAGCCCGAACACGGCGGGCAAGATTGGTTAAACATCCGGTTCCGTGATGAATACGGCAACAAGCGCGTATCTGCATCAGCGGTAGCTGCAATCTACGGGTTGCACCCATTCGTGCGACGTGAGCAGTACGCAGCAGAACTACTCGGTGATGTCGCACCGTCACCAATCCCACCCAACCCAGCGATGGAGCGAGGCAACCGTCTTGAACCATTCGTACTTGAATGGGCAGTGGACAAGATCGGTATCCCATACATCACACCCGAAGAAATGTTTGCGTGTGACTCACCGAACGGTGCGCGTATGGTGTCCACCCTTGACGGCTACTGGGAAGACGGCGATGACCGCAAGATTCTTGAGATCAAAACCACCACCCGTAATTGGAACGGTGAACTGCCTGACTACTGGCGCATCCAAGGAATCCAACAGGCATTGTGTGCCGACACCAATGAAGTCATGTGGGCCATCTTTGACCCGTCCATGATCCTTCACCTGCATAAGCAGACCATCACACCGGCAGAGTTTGCCGAACATGTTTCTGCTGTCGAAACCTGGCTTAACGCTATCGAGTTAGGCATGATCCCTAACGGTGTCAAGTGGTCGTATGAAACCATTCAGACCCGCTACCAGCGTTCAGTGAACCGTGTGCAAGAACTGCCCACTGAATCCAAAGAACTGTTTGACCGGCTTCGTCATGTGCGTAGCGAACTTGCTTCGTACAAAGAGATGGAAGACCAGTTGAAAGCAGAAATCTGTGACATGATCGGCGACTGCGACACTGCTGTTATTGACGGCACCACCGTTGCCACATGGAAAACACAGAACCGTGAATCGTTTGACTCTAAAGCGTTCAAACTTGCACACCCTGAGTTGGCTGCAACTTTTACTAAGCAGTCATCAACCCGCACATTCCTTTTGAAAGGGGATAAATAATGGAAAAGAAAACAATCGGACTTGATGAAGTCCTTAACAAATACGGAGTACCAGATCCGAAGATCATCGGCAAGTTGCCGAAAGGTGGTATGCAGCTTGACTTCGTTGGTCACGCTGATGTCACCAAGATGATCATCGAGATTGACCCGATGTGGACATGGGAGCCAGTGGCGTTCAGCACTGACGGCCTGCCCGCATACCGTGTCGAGAACGGCATGGCACACATGGCTGGTTGGCTTACCATCCACGGTGTACGTCGCCTCGGTATCGGATCGGTTGCACATAACAAGCCTGACTTGTTGAAAGAACTTGCGTCTGACTTCCTTCGCAATGCTGCTATGCGTTTCGGTATCTGCCTCAGCCTGTGGACTAAGCAGGAATGGGACGACGTTGATCGCCCTGCCTCAGCACCGGCTCCAAAGACCCAGCAGATCCCAAAGCAGTTCCCTAAGAATGTTGAAATTCATCAGGAACCAGCGGTACCTAAGAAACCACGCACATTGACCCCACTCTCTGCCGAACAGGTAGAGCAGTTCACTAAGGCTTGCGTTGACAAGGGCATTGACCCCAAGGTTGTAGCTGCTAACGCTGAAATCCCTGAAGGTCAGCAGTGGATGGAGTCACACCTCCCTGCATTGCGTAAGGCATACAAAGAACTTGCAGCATTTAAGGACGGTCAGTGATGGCTAACAAAAGAACTGTCGATCCTGAGGCTTCAGAGGCTTCAGCACACATCATTGGTATCAGAGTGACACCATCACAGTTGGAACAGATTGCTTTGCTGTGCCGTCAGCGCGGTGTCAAACGATCACAGTTGTTCCGTGACCTGGTGCGTACCGCTGTCGAAGAAGAACTGGCTAAGTGATGAGGAACTACAATCCGAATCGTTACCGCCAGCCCAGCACAGAAAACCGTTTGACTGATGCGTATGCAGCCCATGACCGGACACAAAAAGCACTTGACGATGCTCTTGCCCAGATCCGTGCGTTAGAGGCTGAGGTTGCACGGCTAGAGCGAGAGTTGGCTAACCGTGGGTAAGTACGAAGATCAACTTGACGAGATGGAGGAGAAGGTAAAACTTCTTCAGTTCCGACTCAAGCAGGCACGGCAAGAGGCTGAAGATTGGCGCAAGATTGCCAACGCTTTAGCCCATGCCTTTGCTTTGCTGGATGAAAAGAAACCGCAGCCACAGTGGATGAAGGATTACTACAAGCAGTGGGAATCCAAACAGAAAGATTGGTTCGGTGTCTGACCGGTGGAACCACGGTCGCTCGACATATCTCAAACACAAATGCCGATGCGAGATCTGCGTTGAAGACGCACGACTGTACCGTGCAACATACCGCAAGAGTGTTGTCAGGTTGGACGCTAACTATTTGGTTCTCCGACTACAACTAGATGGTCGCACTGGTGCAGTAGCAAACAGTCTTCTTTCTAAGTGGCGCAAGAGTGGCATGGATGTGTACAACGCTGACCGTTGGGCAGTGAAACTTGGATACCACCCCTTTGAAATATGGGGATCAGATTTTTACGAAGGGTGCGAAGCATGAGTAAATCAAAACAAAAAGGAACAGCTGCTGAAACAGCGGTAGTTAAATACCTGAAAGAGAACGGATTCCCGTATGCGGAACGACGTGCATTGACAGGGACGCTCGACAAGGGTGACATCACTGGGTGTGGGCCGATTGTCTTTGAAGTAAAGAACCACGCCAAAATAGATTTGGCTGGCTGGATCAAAGAACTTGAATCCGAAACTGTCAACGCACAGGCAACCACCGGTTGTGTTGTGGCTAAGAAGCGTGGCACCACAGACCCTGGTAATTGGTACGCAGTCATGCCGTTTGAATGGATGGTGTGGTTAATGAAAGAAGCAGGTTTCTAATGGCTGACATTATTATTCAAATGATCCAACTGCTCGCAGTGTTCTTCTGTGGAATATTCATAGGGGAGAAATTCGGGTGAAAGTAGTAGTTGTTCTTGATGAATACGAACTAGCCCATGCAGCTATGGCTGGGTGCCAGCGACGTATCGCATCAATACAGAAACAACGGCCACAGTTCTACGGATCAGAAGAACGCAAAAACTTTTGGCAGATAGACATCATCGGCATGATCGCTGAGTACGCGGTAGCCAAAGCGTTCAACCTGCATTGGCAACCAGCGACCAACCAAAAACTTTCTGACCTTGAAGGCGACGTTGGTACATACCAGATCCGTTCGACTGAACACATGAACGGTCATTTGTTTCTGCATCCGAAAGATAAACCTGCCAAGTACATCCTTGCCATTGTCAAAGAGAACAAAGTTTTGTTACGAGGCTGGATTGATTTAGCTGCCGGTTTAGAAATTGGTGAAATGAAATCTCCTGACACCGCATGGGTTAGACAAGATCAATTGAATTCTTTCAATGATTGGGATGACCCGATCTTTTGGTCTGCCACAGTTCGGGCTAGACTGTCCTAATCCGTTTAACAGTACCCCTTAGGAGGACTATGCCCCTTATTTGACCTGTCCCATGACGAAAGGAAAACCATGCTCAAACGCATCCTCATCTCAACCACTGTCCTTATAACCCTCTCAAACCCCGCTGTAAGCCACGCAGACAGCACCGAAACCAAGTCCTGCCCTCAGTACGAGGCATTGATCCGCAAAGCAGGATTGCCCGTTAAAGAATTCTCTTTTTATATGTGGCGCGAGTCGAAATGTGAACCCAAAGCAATCGGCTGGAACTACCGAAGCGGTACCGACCACAACAACTGTGTGCTAACACCGGCAGCCACCTACAAAAACTGCCGTGCTATCCGTTCCTACGACATCGGGTTACTACAGGTGAACTCAGGCCACAAAACCATCACCGCCCAGATCTGCAAGCGTCCACGTCGGCAGCTAATCAAATCCTTGACAGACCCCTCATGCAATCTAAAGGTAGCCAAATACCTCTATGACAACGGCGGGTCAGCACACTGGAAAGGATCATCGGGGATACATAAATAGTTCAACTGTTACTGTGACCACAGGTAGAAACTTGTGGAAACAGTTACATACAAAGACAGCCTGCGCTTTTGGCGCAAAGTATCCGTAGGCACACCCGACCAATGTTGGGAATGGCAAGGATCACGGAGAGGTGACAGTTACGGACAGTTGTACGTCGCATACAAGCATCGTGCAGCACACCGTTTCTCCTTCTTCATGGCGAACTACTACTATCCACCGGTCGTAAGACATAAATGCGACAATCGACTATGTGTGAACCCCCATCACCTAGAAGGCGGGACACAAACAGACAACATGAGAGATGTCGTAGAACGAGGGAGACACTTCTATGCCAACAAAACACACTGCCCACAAGGACATGAATACAACGAAGCCAACACCTACACCCGCCCGAAAGGGAGCCGAGAGTGTAGGGCCTGTCGCAAAGAACGGAAACACAAGATGGTCTTGCAGTAGCTGCGGAACATCAGTAACATTATTCGTGGCGGTCATACACCCGCCAACACACATCTGTAGCAAAAAAGCAAACAGAATCACACCTTTAAAGAAAGAAGGGGAATCAAATGAGTAACCACATCACAATCACCGGCAAGGTCGGACAAGAACCTGAGTTGCGATACACACCAGGTGGGATGGCAATCCTTACCTTCTCAGTAGCCGACACATACGGCAAAGATGAGAAGAAGAAAACCACATGGCACAACATCACTGTCTTCAACAAGTTGGCAGAGAACGTCGCTAACACCATCGGCAAGGGATCAACCGTGATCATCGTTGGTCGTTACGAACAAGAAGAATTCACCAAGAAAGACGGAACCAAAGGCAAAGGTTTCAAGATCATCGCTGATGAAGTTGGCGCGTCATGCCGTTGGAACGCATGGGTACAGGACAACAGCGGTGCAGTCATGCAGCAAATCGGTCAGGTGTTCCCATCCTCTCGCCAGGTTTTGGTTGACGAAGAACCATTCTGATGAAAGTTCTCTCGCTATTTTCAGGGGTAGGCGGGTTCGACATGGGGCTAGAAGCTGCTGGTATGACCACAGTTTTCCAATGCGAAATCGACAAACACGCACGATCCGTATTGGATTATCACTGGCCTGATGTTCCCAAATGGGACGACGTATCAACACTCACCGGCGCACACATCCTAGAGATGACCGGTGGGGTTGATCTCGTTGCATGGGGGTCACCATGCCAAGACCTGTCGCTCGCAGGTAAAAGAGCAGGACTGACCGGTGAACGATCTGGTTTGTTCCATCAAGGAATTCGTATCATCAAAGAACTAAGGGAGTTATCTAATGGACAGTCACCAACCTGGTCTATTTGGGAAAATGTCGTCGGGGCCTTATCGTCCAACGGAGGTGCCGACTTCGGGGAAGTCCTCCACGAAATGGATGAAGCAGGGGCGTGTTTCTCAGAGTGGTCCGTGCTGGATGCACAATACTTCGGAGTCCCCCAGCGACGACGGCGCGTGTTCGTCACGACTTGTTTCAATTCTGATACCAGCCTCCGCTGTCCCGAGCCGTTACTTCCTGTCAGCCAAGGCTTGCGCGGGGATTCTGCGAAGGGCGGAGAACAGGGGCAAGGTGCTACCCGAGAGACTCAAGATCGCATTGGAACAAGTGGTCAATGGGCAGCAGGGTCAACACCTGGCGGGATCCTAACTACTTCTTTCACTAGCAAGTGGCATAAGGGTACGGGTGGGCCTTCGGGTTCGGAGCATTACAACCTTGTTGTCGAGCCGATTGCATACCCAATACAAGACGGTCGAGAGATTGAGAAAAACCAAAATGGTTTAGGTGTGGGCGAGGATGGTGATCCATCTCCAACGCTGACCCATATGTTTATTCCCGCTGTGGCTTACTCCATTCGTGAAGATGCCAAAGCAAACAACTTCTCTGCCACCGAAATAGAAACAGCCCGTGCGTTGCAGGCGTTACAACCATCAGTGCAGTCACATCATGCACAGACATTCATCACGCAAGAGGCTGACCCTCTGATCTTTGAGAACTCATACCGTGACGGCATACGCATGGGCAAACAAGGACTATCGCAAACACTCTCCGCAAAGATGGGAACCGGTGGACTCAACACCCCAATGATTGCTCAAGAAATAGAGACAGTCGTGATAGATCGTGCAGATTTCAACCAAGGTGAGAACGCAGCCTACGATCCGTACATCAAGGAAGACGATGCGATGCCACCACTTGTTGCGCGTGGACCACACGCCATCGGGCATGGCACCCCGATGCTGGTTGTACGTCGCCTCACACCGCTTGAATGTGAGCGTCTCATGGGATGGCCTGATCAACACACCGCACAAGGAACCAACGGGGTCATCTCAGACTCTCAACGGTTCAAAATGTGCGGTAACGGTGTCGCCTCGCCAGTAGCTGCATGGATTGCTCGACATATCCTTGCCGTATGACCGAAGAACAACAGCGGGAATGTGATCATTGCGGGACAGTAGCCAGGGCGTTACGGATTTGGACACGGGAAGAAATTGGGGCGTGTCAATGTGTATGCCACGACATACGCAACCGTGTTACAAAGAAGACGACGAACAAGAAGGGGTCGCCCCGTGCATGAATGGAGAGACAACGCCGAGTGTCGCGATGTCCGTGACCCTGCGATCTTCTTCCCCGACATACCATCGGGCGACGTGCGTAGTTTCTACTGGAATAAAGCACGAAAGTTCTGCGATGCCTGCACCGTAAGAGTCGAGTGTCTCATGTCGGAGCTGCCACACGAAGAATTAAGCGGTAGGCGCAACGGGATGTGGGGCGGGCTAACCCCGAAAGAACGAGACGAATATGTCCGTGTCGCAACGCCCCTAATTTGGCGCAAGTAAAAGCCCTAGCCGATGAGAAGGGGGACACCGGCTAGGGCAGTTACAGAGTATCAGATAAAAACTATTGTCGTTTTATGATCTGGTAACTCGACTTGTAAGAGACAGAACAATTTTCTACTGCTCGCTCCGCTGCTGAATAATCATGGAAGACATGGGCCATGCGCTCCGATTTTGACCAACGCCACACCTCACGAGGGCAGTAGCAAAACCACTTGACCGGCACACCCGCAACCACCTGCGTGATTGTGTACCCTTCACGCTCCATTGCTAAGCACAGCGCGTCTATGCGGGCATCCTCACGCTTGCGACGTTGGGGTTCCGTTATGACATCCCATATCTCAATGAGACTGTTGATAAACAAACTCATACCGATCTAATCCCACGGGCTGTTCATAGCGTGGGCTGCTAACGCTTCACCGCTGTCTATCTCTATCGGCATAAGTTCCTCACGACAATTACCAATATGGCAATGCCGGTTACGTTGCGTACTTTCCCATTGGGCTAATGGTTGTACAGACCCTAAATAAATATGCGCGCAGGCGGGGCAATATGAACCGTTGGTGTAAATACTCATTAGAACGGCTCCGCTGTCCAATAGCTGCCGTCTCGCCCCGTACACACGGGGCAGAGATCGACCTCGCCGTCATAGAACCATCCTTCGGGGAATCGTTCCACCCTGGCATCGGTTGCCGTTCCGATGGTGAAGGGGATCGCCTCCCCTCCACACTTGTCGCATGAGATGCGGATCTTCAACGCCACTGGCGTACCTCCTCGATGTCTTTACGCATCCACGGCGCGAGGCAGTACACCCCGAACGCAAGTGGAACGAACGCCACAACTAGCTGGCCTTGTGCCTCGCCCCACGCCATTGCGGGGAAGGTGGCAAGGATCGACACGAACCCTACGATGGCACGGCTACGGGGCAGCGCGTTGGATCTACCTGCACGGGCGTTCATTGCCTCACGGCGTTGGCGTACCGTTTGCGGTGGTGCGTTGTCAATGTCAAGCCATGCACGGACAGCGGGGTGATTCGGGGAATAGTTGCGGGACATTACTTAACGATCACTTTCCACTCGTTACCGGCAACGCCCCACACCCCGCCTAATGGGGTAGCAAGTAGCTCTCGTGTTTCGTTGGTGTTGAGATAATAGAAAGTGTCGTGATCGTTCTCAGGCTGATCGTTTAGGTACCTGTCTGGTGTGTCGAGACATAGCCGTCTAATCATTGGTGCAGGTTCATCATTGAACTGCACTAGGTAATCTTCGTATCTCATCACTCGCCCCCTTCTAATGCGAGACTGAAAGCGTGACGGGTATCGGCTACCCATTCGCCCGACACGGGGTCAAGGGTGTGGGCGGTGGTAAGTGGCGTGATCTGTGCGATGAAGTCGCCTAGCTGCCAACGGATATTGTCTAGCCCTCGCCCTAGTTCTGTCCGATCCCATTGGTTAGCGTGGGCTTGTGCGTCTTCTAGTAAGCGGTAAGCCTGCCCTAGTAGATCGTGAACCCGCGCGGGCGCGGTGTAGTTAGTTGGTGTGGTCATTGTTCTGTTCCTTCTGTTGTTGTGTTGTAGTTGTGTGCCACCGTGGGGTAGCACGTTAAGCAATAGGACTTGTCCCATTTATGCACCATACGGGGGAGGGTGTGAGGCTCCCCGCATAGGTGACACTCATTGAGAATCGGCGCGCGTTCCATTAGTGTGTTTCCTTCTGTGGGTGTACTGTTGCGATCTCTCGCCATGAACCTGAGTGAAGGCGGGCGATCATGGCAGCCATTGTGCAGTGTTCGCTAAGTGTGTACCATTCGCCTGCCGCGGTCATCACGGCAGCTTGCACCCGCCCCTTATCTAAGACAGCCTCATAGCGGTAGCCTTCGGCGCAAATGCCGACAGCCATATGACAGCCCGTGAAGGTGTCTAGCCATGTCTTATGCAGTAATGGTGCGGTCATTACTTGCCCCCGTCCTGGTGTATCTGGCGCATGACGGCTAATGCAGCATTGCGAACGTAGGCAGGCGGAACGGGAAGATCCCACCCCATTTTTTGCGTTCTGTCCTCGCCGTAGTAGATCCCTCCACTAGCCCTAACGAAAGACTTGTGCCGTTCTGCAATAGCCCAAATTACGAAAGGGCGCGAAGGTTGCCACTCCAATTCCCACAGTCCGACACTCCAACAACGCTTGTTGTTGTTGTTTGCGGGTGGCTCATGCTCCACGATGGAGGCGGGCAGTGTGTTGTTCATTGGTTCTGTTCCTTCACAAATTGACGGAATAAGGCAATAGCCTCGCGTTTGGTGTAGCCGTAATAGCTACGCTGCAAGCGGTAGCCCGAATAGCTGCCGCCGGTAATCGTGGAAAGGATCCACGCCCCTTCGCGGTTGCGTTCTGTGGTGATCTCTAACCGTTCCATCGCTAGAACCCGTTTCCTAGCACGATGGCATTGGTCAAGGCTTGAAGGGTTGCGTCTTCGGGTGACGTGCTACGCGGGCGCGCTTGTGGCTCCCGTGATAGGTGAGACGTAGTCAACGCTCTACCCGTGGCAGGTGAGGTGCAACCCTGCCCCCTTTCCGCGTTGCAGTAGGGGCAGGGGTAGCCGTGCCAGTTTGGGGTCTTCATTACTTGCCCCCCATGTCAAAAATGCTAACGATCTTCGGCGATTCCTCGCGGGAGTAGTCCCACCCCGTAGAGACGATATCCACTAAGCGATCCATGGCCGCATTAGTCAAGCCTTCGGCGAACGATCCGCGCCACCCGTCAAACTCACAAGCCTGATAGCGGTAACAGTTGACTGCCCCCATCGCGCGCGCCACGGTTACTTGTGCCTCATTGACGGGGCGGAAGGTGTAGCTCTCCGAGTAGTAACTGCATAGCTCTACGCCGTCACTGTAACGGCTAGCCAGGCTCCGCACGTTTGCGTCAATTAACTCACGCCCTAGCGCGTCTGCCGTGGTGTAATCGGCGCGGGTCATCATATAGCCCCGCCCTAGTTCTGTCTCAGTAATGAGCTGCTCATCTGTGGGCGATTCGCCGTAAGTGTACGCATAGGGACTACCTCCGCGCTTGTTCCATGACACTAAGACGCTCACAATGAGGTCTATGGTGTCCTGATTGACTTGATATGCAGACATTGTCTGCCCCCTTTCATATTCCCGCCGTGGCGGTTCTGCCCATTGTGGGCATAGTGGGCGGCAAGGTGGCGAACCTTGCGAGGGACTTTCCCCGCCCGATGTCTTCACGGTAATGCAACCGTAAGACACTTGTCAAGCTTTAATTACCTGCCGCCCTAACAGCGGGAGAGATCGCCACGCCGCACAGATCGCACGTCATGCCTGTCGTCTCATCGCTGCTAAATATCGGGCGGGATAGAGTCACGTCTTCCGCGCTCCAATACTCAACGCATGGCATACACCCGACTTCCCCTTCAAGTGTCCTACCGATAACCTCCCACGCCTTACCTAGCGCGGGGCTAGTTGGGCGGGTTGAGTGGAAAGGTACGTTGCCAATGGTTGCCATTAGTTGCCGCCCTTGTTGTCGTTCACGGCTACTAAAAGGTTCCACAAGTGGCAGGCGTTGCCGCGGATATCTCCCGCGAAATCTCCCAACGTGAAGGCGGCGGGCGATCCGTCAAGGCTTGCAAGTAGATCATTGAGGAACCCTTGCAACTCTCGCACCGTGTCGATGATCTCGCCACGCACGGCAGACAAGGGGACAGAATCGCGCGGGGGCGAATCTGGCAGGTTGCCGCCTTCAATGGTCATATCCCGATGAGTACGCCCGAACTGTGCAGGCAGTTCGCAAGCTATGCAAACGCCGTGGATATCCAACGGCGCACACTCACCACACTTCACGCAAGGATCCCACGCGGGTTCTATTTCTTCATAATCTGGCATTGCTGCCCCCTTCGGTAGCTGTCGGGTTATTCCGACAAGGTGAGAGTACACAACCGTGCGACACTTGTCAAGCTATTTCTTTCGGTGAAGATCTCCCGCGGTTGAGCTGCCTGCAACCACGCCCCCGAAGACGGCAGGAAAGACACCCGCAACCCTGCAAGGCGGAACGCCGCCCACGCCACCCGCAACCGTGCCGGAATCGGTGAGTGAGGTACCTGCCCCGCCGGAATTTGGCAGGGGGAGGGGGGAGGGGGGTGCCAATGTCCCGCCCATAATGCTAGTTATGTAATTTATGGGGTCGGAGGGTCGAACAGTCCGTGACTGCAGCTCCAACTGGGGGTGTGCCGAGGCGCGTGTGGGGGGGGTACTGTATTACTGCACACAGATGTTGTCACTCTTTTGTACCAGGTTGGCTAGGTGTTCGACTGTGTGACTGGGTGTGGTTATTGACTACTGAGAGTGGTTGGCTTTTGAAGGCCCATCCGAAGCGTTGCACATTCACAGCGACGTGATCCGTGTTTCGCTGCGAACAACCGCTGTGCGAAGCACGAGGGCGTTAGACACAACTAGCTGTGTTGAAGACAAGCAAAGAGTAGATGGCTTTCCCCCACGGTTTAGAACCACAAGAGTTCAAGGTCGCCGTAGCCAAGTTCTTTTAGCCGACACCTGTAAAGGTTGGAATGTTTGGTCGTTCATTCAACGCTGCTTGTTCCTCTTACGCAACAGGGGATCAGACCATCTGTCTTCATTCTGTCTTGGTTGCAGGGAACATCTACCCTAGTTTCCTAGTGTGAAATGCCCCGCACCTTGCAACCGGTGTACAGCCTTGCTCGCTCTGACGCTTCCCAGCGTGGGAGTCTTTCTCTGTTGCGTCCGTCAGTGTAGCAGACTATGATTGTTTGCGAAGGAGGGGATCATGGGATTCCAAGATTATTTTTTTATTGGTTCGATTGTTGGGCCGTTCTTTTATTGCTACTGGGTTGCAGCTCGTGCCTAATTTCAAGTTTTATGTGGGGACTAACAACCCTTCATGGCTTTGGAACGAGGTGAACACGAATCCGTTGTTTGTTTCTGTACGTCGTTTGCGCGCCTACAAGAAGTTTCGCCGGTCTGGTATTTCTTGGTGTTGTGACAGCGGGGGATTTACGGAGTTGTCCATGTTTGACAAGTGGGTAACTACCCCCGATCAGTATGTCGATGAGTTGTATCGGATCACTGATGAGATTGGGACGATGGATTGGGCTTCCCCTCAGGACTGGATGTGCGAACCTCATATGCTTGTAAAGACTGGGAAGTCTGTTGATGAGCATCAGCATTTAACTTGCCAAAACTTTTTGAGGCTTCAGGAGTTGGGTCCTGATCTTCCTATTATCCCTGTGTTGCAGGGGTGGGAGCCTGATGATTACCGGACGCATCTTGATATGTATTTGTCTTATGGGGTTGATCTTCGGGATTATCCGACTGTTGGTATGGGGTCGTTTTGTCGTCGTGCCAATGTGCATGGCGTTAAACAGTTGGTGGAAGATTTGTCTGCTTACGGGTTGAAGATGCACGGGTTTGGTTTGAAGAAGGATGGTTTGAAGTTGTTCCGTGATCATCTTGTGTCGTCTGATTCGATGGCTTGGTCTTTTACCGCTAGGGCTGCGTTGTGGCAGGTTCGTAAGTTTGGGGAGACAACTAAGTATTTGTGTGATGGGGATCATCCACGGGCGAAGCATTGTGGGGATTGCCACCGGTGGGCGATGATGTGGGGTCATGAGGTCGCAGCTACTCAGCAGAGAATGTAGTGTTACGGTATGGCTACTGCTAAAGATCCTCGACTTACCCGTGCTGGTGTGAGTGGTTTTAATAAACCAAAAGCAACACCGAATCATCCAACTAAGTCGCACGTCGTTGTGGCGAAGGAGGGCGACAAGATCAAGACGATCCGTTTCGGTCAGAAGGGTGTGAAGGGTTCACCTGAGGGGTCAGCACGGAATAAAGCGTTCAAAGCAAGACACGCAAGCAATATCGCTAAGGGCAAGATGTCTGCTGCGTATTGGGCGAACAGGGTGAAGTGGTAATCTTTAACCACGATGGGAACTAAAAGAGCAGTTCCACCGGCAGACAAAGCAAAATTTTTTGCACTCATAGCTGCAGGTCGGAATATCAAAGATGCTTGTGCAGAGACAGGTGTTCATTACAACACTGGTACGCGCTGGATTAAACGGGCGAGGCAGTTAGAAGCAGCCCGTAAAGAAGCCGACCATAAGGTGTCTTCAGGTGCAGGATCTGGTGGTCGCCAATCTGTTGCACACCATAACTTCATGGATGCCATTGACTTGCCATCTGCGATTCCTCACGACAAACTTTCTGAGGAGGCGTTAAGGGGGCTTGAAGATTTTGATTTTTTCCGTACTTACTACCTTGGCCGTGTTCCGTCTCCGTGGCAGGTCGAAGCAGCTCTCACATTGGTGGAGTTGTTGGAGTCTGAAGAAAAAGAATTTGTTGTTTTGAATGTTCCCCCTGGTGCGGGTAAGTCCACTTTGTTTCACGACGTGGCTGTGTGGGCGATTGTTCGTAACCGGCGTATCCGTGTGATGATTGGGTCGGTGTCTCAGAACATGGCGAAGATGTATTCTCGCCGTATCCGTGAAACGCTTGAGCGTGTGATGCCTATTGAACCTGACCCGATGATGGTCGAGAAGGGGTTGGCTGTCAACGCTGTCGGGTGTTTAACGATTGACTATGGAAGGTTTAAACCAGTTGATAAAGGTGCGCTATGGAGAGCAGAAGAATTTGTTGTCGAACAACTGGACGGGAACGGGCTTGACAATAAAGAGCCAACCGTTCGTGCCTACGGTATTGAAACAGAGTTCATTGGTCACCGTGCGGACTTGTGCCTTTTTGACGACGTGGCATCCCCAGATAATGCCCGTGAGTCGGTTGCCAGAGATAAGTTGCTGGAACGGTGGGATGGTGTCGCAGAGGCTCGTTGTGACCCAGGTGGGTTGCTTGCCGTTGTCGGTCAGCGTCTCGGATCGGGAGATTTGTACGCGCATTGTTTGGCGAAGGAAACTTACGACATTGATGACGACATTAACTATGACGGTTCGGATGTGGAAACCCCTGAGGATGTTGAGAATGGTCAACCAATCAGGCAAAAGAAGTACCGCCATATCATCTACAAAGCGTATTACGAAGAACTAGACACGGGTAAAGAGTCCAGATCGTTTAAGTCGTTGCCGTATCCTGATGGGCCGTTGCTTGATCCGAAGCGTTTGCCGTGGAAAGACCTTTCGTTTATCCGCTACAACAAACCTGATGTTTTCAATGTTGTGTATCAGCAGGAAGATTTGGATATTGACTCTCGACTTGTTGATCGCACTTGGCTTACCGGTGGTGTTGGTAACGACGGGGTGATGTATAACGGTTGCATTGATAATGAACGCCTACCTGGGTATATACCTAACGGATTATCGCACCCACTGGTATCTATTGTCGCCGTTGACCCATCCCCCACAATGTTTTGGGCGTTTGTTTGGATCATCTACCAGCCTGATCTGAACCTGTACCACGTCGTTGACTTGGAACGCATCAAATTAACCGCTGAAGAAGTGCTTGGCTACGACACAATGACCGGCACATACTCAGGCATGATGGAAGAATGGCAGGAACGCTCAGTTGAATACGGATATCCCATCTCACACTGGGTTGTCGAGATCAACGCAGCGCAAAGATTCCTTCTTGCCCACGACTTTGTACGCAAATGGCAGTCAATGTGGCGGGTAAACATTATTCAGCACACCACTTCCCGTAACAAACTGGACGAAGCCCTCGGTGTCGAAGCATTAATACCCCCTGTTGTCCGATCTGGTGCGATTCGGTTCCCCACTATGCGTGGAAACTGGAAAACTCTTGCAGCTGTTGACGAGTTAACGAAGTGGAGCAGGGATAAAAAGAACGGAACCGACATTGTGATGGCGTTATGGATGGCAATTTTGAACCTGCCGAACCTGACCCAAGTCAAGAAGCCACCTCGACAATGGCGACCGTCATGGATGATAGGTGACTAGTGTGATACCTTTACACCCGTTGAATCTAGTAAAGGTCGCGCATGAAATCAGTTGAGGAAATTGTTGATCTTTATCGTGAGCGTCATCAAAACCTTGGGCCGATCCTCCAGCAGATGCGTGAGGTGCGCCGACTCGCTAACGGTGAAGTAGTTGTACCCCTGTCCGAGTTGGATCGTACATCTCGTTCATCTGTAGCGAACCTGTTTGTACAGGGTCTTGACCAAATGGCTATGCGTGTCACCTCGACATCCCCTTCTCCGTATTTCCCTGCCCTGCGTGAAGGACAAGATCGCTCTATGCAACTTGCCCGTGACCGTAAGCGAGCCATGTTGTCCATGTGGGATCAAAACCGTATGAACCAAAAGGATCGCCGACGTGCGCGTAACTTCTTTGCCTACGCCTCAGCCCCCGTTTTCCTCAAGCCGAACCTTGATAAGCGTCTTGTCGAATGGCATCTTCGTAACCCACTTGATACCTTCGCTGCCCCTATCACGGACGAATCAAACCCTGTCCCTGAGAATGTAATCTTCTCCTACAGCCGTCCGTATGCGTGGGTTATGCGTAACTACGGCCCATTGTTGAACGGTGTTCTTCGTGTTGGCAACCCCAACCCTGACGATCTGTTCACCATCCTTGAATATGTATGTGAAAACGAAATCGTTGTGTTGGTGCTGGGATCAGAAAAAGATCGTGACCCAATCACCGGCGGTGCCTACATGGGTCGTGCAGCGGTAGAACTGTCCCGTATCTCTAACCGTACTGGTATGCCATTGGTTGTCATCCCACAGCGTATTACGCTTGACAAGCCCCGTGGACAGTTCGATGGTCTGCTTGGAATGTATTACACCCGCGCTCGACTTCAGGCTCTCACTGAAATCGCTATTGAGCGTGGCATTTTCCCCGATGAATACCTTGTTTCCCGCCCAGGTGAGAACGCTGAAATCATCCAAATCGCTGACGGCAAAACAGGGCAGTTGGGTGTTGTCAAGGGTGGCGACATCCAAGTACAACAGTTAAATCCTGGCTACAAAACAGACACAGCCTTGGATCGACTTGAACGCCAAGAGCGTCTTGAGGGTGCTATCCCTGCCGAGTTCGGTGGAGAATCAGGCACCAACATTCGTACCGGTCGCCGAGGCGAATCCATTCTTTCAGCAACAGTGGACTTCCGAGTCCAAGAAGCACAAGACACATTTGCAGCTGCCCGTGTTGAAGAAGACAAAATCGCTATCGCCCTTGAAAAAGCATATTGGGGTAACACCGCCAAGTCTTTCTTCATGCCAGGTACCTCAGGCGGTATGAAGGATTACACCCCGAACAAACTGTGGGAAACAGACTTCCACTATGTCTCATACTCAGCTGCAGGTTCCGATGTGAACAACCTTGTTATCGGCTTGGGTCAGCGTCTCGGCGCAGGACTTATTTCTAAAGAATCAGCCCGTGAAGCAGACCCACTTGTCGCAGATCCTGAGTTGGAAAAGGATCGCATCGTCGCAGAAGCAATCGAATCGGCATTGCTGTCCTCCATCCAGTCACAAGCTGCAGATCCGAACGGCCCTTACCAGCCTGACGACCTTGCTTTCATCGCTGATCGTGTTATCCAAAACAAGATGTCGTTGCCTGAAGCAATTCAAGCAGCACAAAAACGCGCACAGGAACGACAGGCAACACCTGCACCAACTGGCGCACCTGAAGCACAGCCAGGTTTGTCAATGCCAGGCATGGGTATGGAACAGCCACCGTCTGCTCCGCAACCTGGTGGTATTGAAGGATTACTCGCACAACTTGGCGGAGGAGGTGGAGGAGTACCAGCACCTGCTGGACCGATGAGTTCACCTTTACCTCCAATGCCTCCAATGGGAGCAGGGGCTTAAATGGCAAAGCAATATCCAAACCGATCCGATCTTCGTAACGCCGGTGGCAAAGTAGCCAAGCAGACAGCGACAGGTCAAACCTATGGCGAAGCAAAAAAGCAGATGGATGCACAGTCGGCAGTGCCAATGGCTGCAGCTCCTACCGATGCCCCGCCACAAATTCTTCCTGGTCAGTTAGGTGCGTTTAACCGCCCAACAGAACGGCCTGATGAACCTGTTACCGCTGGTGCATCTTTCGGTGCTGGGCCTACTCCCCGTACACAGTTCGCTGTTCCCACAAGCGATCCTGTTTTGACAGAGTTACGCGCTTTGTATTCTGCTTATCCTTCTACAGAACTTGCGGATATGCTCGACTCGTATGTTCGTGAGGGGTATTAATGCCGATTTTTGAAGGCGATCCAGTCACACAAGACGCACGATACAAAGCGTATTACGACCAACAAAAAGCAGATAAAACAGCAAGGGAAACAGCAACCCCCGACGTTGCTACCCGTGCAGCACAGATCTATAAGGATGCTCCGTATATCCCTGCCTCTGTCATTATCTCTATGGCTAAAGCAGGGACTTCACCTGAGGCCGTGGCTGCAATTAAAAAGTCTGCGGCACAGCAAACAGCAGGACAGTTAGACCCAGCCAAGCCAAAGAAAAAAGGCTGGTTCCAAGAAGTTATTCACGACAATATAAAAGCAGCTTCTCGATGGAGTTTTGCTGGTTTGTCGCTTGTCCCTGATCTGGTTCAAAACGTCGCTTCTCAAGCATTTTCTGGTAACGACCCAGCAGGTTTTGATGGTTGGTTTAAATCAACCCAGTTAGGCACATTGATGTCTAATACTCAAGAAGCCGGTGAAGGATATTTCCTTAGCCAAAAGGCAATGGAAACACAGGCTGAGCGCGCCCGCCGTGTTCGTGGAACAATCAATGGCAGTGCTTGGACTATTGGCCGTGGATCTGCTGAACTTGCTTTTACACCTGGTTCTAAACCGTATTCAATCCTTTCAGGGTTTGTTGACGCTGCCGTACAAATCGGTACAGATCCGACCTTGGTTGCAGGTAAAGCGGTTAAAACAGCAAGGCTTGCTAAGGCAACATTGCCAGGTATATCTGCGGTTGATGAAATTGAAAGTGCTGCAAAATTGGCTAAAGGTGCTGCAGGTTTAGGATCAGCAGACAGCGCAGCCTTTGAAGCATCAAAGTTTGGTCAATGGGTTTTGTCTGACAACCGAGCGAAGCGTTTGGTTGCCCGTGTTGTCGAGGTTGCAAGCGATACCACAAAAACTATTGATGAAAAAACTTTGTTCATGTTGGAAAACATTGACGGTTTAGACACCGCTACTGCCAAAGCATTTGCTGAGGCTGATGACGAAGCAAAAGTTCTTGGTCTTCTTGGTACAGCCTCTGCTCGTTTAGCAACAAACCCTGCCGACGTTCTTCTCCCAACAGACATCAGAGACATTCGTCTTGCCAGATTTGGTGCGATGATCGGCGATGAAGCAAAGGAACGAATCCCTTTGTACCGGTCATTGAGAAACAGCCGTTGGTTTGAAACAATGCCCAAAGGATCTGTAATTATCAACGGCACTGGCGCAGATAAAAAAGCAGCAGTTATTTCTTATGCTCGTTATCTTCGTGGAGCAGGTCTTGGTGACGATTCGCAAGAGTTCAAAACAGTTATGGCAAAGGTGATTGAAGCCTATTCAAGCACTGACCCATCGACTGCCCGTGCTTCAGCAAAAGAAGCCTACGACCTAGTTATTGAAACCGTATTCACAACTATTGGTGGCAAGTCACCTGGCGCAACGCAGTTCGCTCAAGAAGTTATTGGCGCGGCCCGTAGTGCAAAAGCGCGTACTTTTCAAATTGACGAATACGGAAATGCCGATGACGGCGGGGCATTGCAAATGCTAAGAACGCTTTTGCCTGCGAATGTCTTTGACGACATACCACTCCCAATCCAAGACAAGGTTGTTATCAACGGCGCAGGTTCTTTGACCGAACTTGCAGACGACGTGGAATACCTACCCGACTTTCGCCGTGTACGAGCATTAGCAGGCAACCCATTCTTTACCCGAAACACAGCAGGCAAGCAAAGAGCAGGAACAATCGCTGCCGAGTTTGTACAGCAAGAGATTTGGAAACCGTTGGCTCTTGCAACAGGTGGGTATGTCATGCGTAACATGATTGACGCACAAACCCGTATTGCCATGTCAGGGATGTCAGGTGTGTTTAGCCACCCGCAAGATTTCATTCTGTGGGTTCTCCGCAAAAAAGGAAAATTTGACATCACCGGTGAAGACTTCGGTGGTATTGCGGGCAACTGGAATAAAGAACAAGACGAGTTTTGGAAAGCACTCACCTTTGATGTTCACAAGAACCTTGAGAACCCTTGGGGTGTAGAAGAAGCATTGTTCCGTAACGGCAACTTCTCTATTGTTGATCGAGGCGACGACGCAGTTGCTCATGTCACTGGATATGTTGACAACCTTGCATTGATCCATGCCGACCCAATTTTGGTACAGATCGCACAATTAGGTTTAGAAAACCTCACCCAGCCACAACGCACACAGCGAATTGTTGACTGGCTATACAAGCCTGAGAACAAAGAACTTCTTGGTCAGTTGCGTAACTACTTTGCTGAAGGAATTAAATATGTTGACCCGACAACCGGTCAAGCAGGTCGAATCCGTATTGACCCAGCAGACCTTGACGATGCAGTCAACACTTGGGTTGATCGACTTTCAGAGTTCAAAGTAGGAACCGTTGTTAAAGACAACGAGGATCTTCGTGTTGTGGCCGCCTATAACAAAGTCCCTTTAACTGTTGAATCGGCACCAGGCAAATTTGTTGCTGTTGCTACAGAGAATGTTGATATCAACGATATTGACCCAGCAGACATCCTTTCAGGTAACGGTGGTATCGGATCTGTTGTTCGTCTTGCAAGCGGTGAAGAAGGCGTTATTGTCCGTCAAGTAACAACGTCGGCTGGTGTAGATGAATTTGTTATTCAGCCTGTTTATGCAGGTCCTGCATTTACAAAAGATGGTTTAGGTACACAGAACCTTCGCAATCTTCTTGACACTCTTGGTGGCGATCAGAAACTTGCTCCTAAAGTTAAAATTGCTCAGCGTGGTCGTGGCGATTCATCTGATCTTGGTAAAAAGTTTTTGCAAGTCAAAGACAGCGCGGTTGACTTCTTCTTTGTGAACCTTTACGGCAAGGCAACCCAAGCACTTGAGAAGTCTCCGGTATTCCGCCAGTATTACTATCGAGAAGTTTTCCAGAACGCTGACCTTTTAGATCCTGCCGAGGCAGCTGCTTTGTTACAACGGGCTAAACAATCTGCAACTACTGCAAATATGAGCCTAAGCCGATACTTGGGTGGCAAAGATGTTGTTAGCAAACTTGAAGAAGTTTCTGCGATGACAGGCTCTAAAGCCACTGGCACTGTTGAACAGTTGGATGACTACGCTAAAGCCGTTGCTTTACGCAGCACAAAAGAACTTCTGTACAACGCCACAGAGCGTTCCAACCTTGAAGATGTTCTTCGCATTGTTGTTCCTTTCGGTTCAGCATGGAAAGAAGTTCTCGGAACTTACGCAAAAAGCATTGTTGAAGATCCGACCCGCATCCGCAAGGCACAAGTTATTTTTGATGGTGCAAGAAAATTTGATCCCGACAATAACGGTGAAGGTTTCTTCTACAAAGATGCAACGACCGGCGAATACTCTTTCAACTTCCCAATGTCAGGTCAGTTATCAAAACTTTTGACAGGCGTTGAAGCACCGATGCAGGCACCTGTAAAACGCATTTCGATTGGTCTTGGAGTTGTTCCGTCTATCGGGCCTATGGCTCAAATCGCTGCTTCCAAGATCATCCCTGATACTCCAGCGACCGACTCGATTGTAAAACTTCTTTTGCCTTACGGAAGAAAAGAAGGGCTGTCTATTACCCCATTGTGGATTCAGCGTCTGAACCAAGCGTGGGAAGGCGACACGCAGAAACTTGAAACGGTGTACGGCAACACCTATATCGAGACACTTCGTGCGTTGTCGGCTTCAGGCGAGTATGACCTTGCTGATCCGAATGAACAAGAAAAACTGTATGCTGATGCAAGAGGGAAAGCCCGTGCATTGACAGTCCTTCGTGCGTTGGGGCAGTTCTTTGGTCCAACGTCGCCATCCCCTGAGTTCAAAATTGAAACCATTAGCGGTGACTTCTATGGCACCCAGTTGGTGAAAGAGTTCCAAAAGCTGCAAGATCCCAACTCGGTTGGGGCTGATGGTGCAGCAGGGAACTACGACACAGCGGTAAGCCGGTTCTTGCAGATCTACGGCAACGATGCTTTGTTGTACATTTCAAACAAGACAGAATCAGTCGCTGGTGGTTTGGAAGCAACCGATGAGTTCGGTGACTGGGAACGCGGTGACGGAAAAGGTTTGATTAGTCAATACCCTGATGTTGCTGGTTTCATGGCACCAGGTGGTGACGACTTCTCGTTTGAGGTGTGGTCACGCCAGTTGTCAAAGGGTCGCCGTCGCCGTCTGACAGATCGTGAGATTGTCGAGTTGGCTCAGTACAAAGCTGCTTCTGCCCAGTATCGTGAGTTGCGTGACAAGTTGCCACCACGACCTACTGCGGATCAGAAGCGTTGGCTTCGCCAGTGGCGTGTCAAGTTAAACAAGGAATACCCTGGCTTCCCTGTTGTTGCCGAGTTTAATCCTGGTGAGTTCCCTAAGAAGTTGGAACAGTTGGATCGTCTTGTCAAGGATGACCGTTTGATCGGTAACGACGTGGCTGATGCGACTCGTCAGTATTTGACAGCCCGTGATGCAGCCGTTGAGCGTTATGTTCAAGCCGGTGGTGCAGCAGGTGGGTTCTCGACTGCTACTGCTGCGGCACCTTTGCGTGACTGGCTCGCCGGTATTGGCAAGGCGTTGAAGCAGGACACCCCTGAGTTTGCTCGACTGTATGAAAGACTATTATCTAACGAGGTTGAAGAATGAGCGATAACAACACAAACACAGACACTGATGTAGATCTTTCAAACCTTCCTCCACTTGGACAGATTGGTGGTGGCGGGTACACGCTTCTTCCTGATGTCAAGTTGCCTAAAAGAACCGCCAAAGGTGCAGACAAATCAATCGGGACAATCCCCGCTGAAGACATTATTTCAGCGTCAGCAGGAAACAAAGATTTTGTTTATGTTGGTCAGAACCTTGTTAACGGATCTGGTGTCATTGCCCGTGGTCAATACTCAGAAGATGAGGCTTATTCGGAGTTAGCAAAACTTGCCCCTGCCCAACGACGTGAGTTTCAGAACCTTCTGTATTCGGTTGGTGCATACGGAAGTTCCAAGCCTTCACGATCTGGTTTCAATAGTGCCGACTTTTCTGCCGTGCGTGAGGCTTTGTTATACGCCAACTCTAAAGGCGTAACTCTTGATGTAGCCCGTTCGATGATGGCAACCGAACTTGGTGGCGGTGTCGGCGGTGGCGGTGGTCAGCGTGTCCGTACCACCGCAAAGCAGGATCTTCAAACCGTGTTCCGTCAAGTGTCCGGTCAGGTTCTTGGTCGCCGTTTGTCCGACTCTGAGGTTGAGAAGTTTGTGAAGGCTTACAACCAAAAAGAGATTTCGGAAGCCTACGGCGGTGAGGCTGCACCACAGGCCGATGTTGCAGCGATGGCCCAGATCGAGTCTGCTGTCCCTGAAGAAGCAGGGGCTGTGGGGATGTTGAAGTTGAGCAATGTTATTGATAGCGCAATTAAGGAACTTGGCTGATGGCTGAAGAAATTACAACTAAAGAACAATTCCAATCCGAGATGTCTCGATTGGTTACTTTCATTAACCGAGTCAATAAGCGAATTGAAGAAGCACCTGGTTTCAGTTCGGAAGCAAATAAGGCATTGGCTGAAAGAGCCGTCTTGCTTGCCGATTTTGTTAATACCCAAATACAGGGAATAAAAAAGTTTGGTTCTTTGAGTGTTGTCAAAGGCAAACCAACGGCTGTTTATACAGTCCCCAAGGAATTAACAGAACTTGCATCTGCTTTAAATAACCCACAAACGGCACAACAGGCAGCTGCCGTTGCATCTCCTTTTGTTTCCAATATCAATATGGGTGCAGTTGGACAGTTGTCTAACCCTAGCCACTACCGTC